GAAGCTTCCGAGGCTTAGTGCCTCGCTAAAGCGTTTAGGTTTAGATACAAAAACGTTAGGAGTAAATACCAAGCAATTAGCGAACAATTTAAAAAACTTTGAGAGCGTTAGTGTTAAAAGTATTAAGAACACAAGGTCTTTAGCAAATTCATGGAAAGAGCTGGCAGCAAGTGTTCAGTTTGGTAGTAATCGTTTTAAAGAAGCAACAGCAAACGCGCAAAGGCTCGATGGACAGCTTGCGAAGATGGAAGCTCGACAGGGGAAGATGGGATATGCCGGAATGGCAAAAGTTGGAGGAGCTGTAGCGGGTGCTGCTGTCTTTGGTGGAGTACCAGGTGCGGTCGGAAGTATGGTTGGCGCTGCAAGGCCTGGCTTAGTTGGTGCTAGTGGTGCTCTTAGTGGTGCGATTGCTGGTGGTGCTTATGGAGCGATAATAGGAAGTGCGGTTCAAGGAGTTCAAGAAGTTGCTAAATATAATGCAGCTCTTGAATTACAAAGAAAGGCATTAGCTTTAATTATTAAAGATACAGGTAGATATCAACAATCACAGCAATTTTTATTGGAAACAAGTAGAGAGCTTGCTATTCCTCAAGATGTTATTACAAGACAATTTACAAATTTAACTGCATCTGTTGTTGGTGCTGGTTTAAGTGTTGATGACGCGGAAGAAGCCTTTAATGCGATTGCTTCTGGTATCAGAGGTACAGGCGGAAGTTTAGAAGATATGAAAGCAGCAATGACTGCTACTGCTCAGGTTTTCTCAAAAGGCAAGGTATCAGCGGAAGAATTAAGACAACAACTTGGTGAACGTTTGCCAGGTGCTTTTACTTTATTTGCTGAGTCAATGGGCAAGACACCTGCCGAATTAGATAAAGCTTTAGAGGGTGGAAAAGTTACGTTGGATGATTTTATGGGTTTTGTAAAACATTTAACGGCGGAGTATGGGGTTAACGCAAGGATCTTGGCAGATGCTCCTGAAGCTGCAGGCGACAGACTTGCAACTGCAATGTCTGAATTGAAAGATAATCTTGGTAATATTTTGACTCCAATTGGAGCAGTTTTTCAGCAGTTAGCGGCAGAGATTATTCAAACTTTTAATAATATATGGGAAGCAGCTAGTAACCTTTTTGAACAAATATCTAATCCGTTAAAAATTCGTAGTGTCATAAAAGAAATAGAAAAACTAGAGGAAATGTTAGCGACCGGAAAGAGAAGGGATAGTGTAGGGAGACTTAAAGATATTCCTGGTTTTGATGATAAGGAAAGAGAGAGAATTAGAGAGGAAATAAAAGCACTTCAAGCGGAACTTAGAGTTTTAAGAGGTGAAACTGATAAGACAACTGAAGTCATAAAAAATATGGGAGAGGAAACAAAAAAGGTTGGAGATTCAATGAAAGATGTATTTAATGGGCTGAAAGCAGGAATGACAAGTTATAAGGATTCAATAAAAAGTGTTAGTGAGGAAATTGCAGACGTTACACAAAACGCATTTAAGAAGATGGAAGATTCTTTGGTTCAGTTCGTTCAAACAGGCAAATTAAATTTCAGAAGTTTGGCTCAAGCTATTCTTGCTGATTTAACACGAATGATTATTCGTCAGATGCTATTTAATCTACTTGCTGGGTTTGGTTTTGCTAAAGGAGGTGTTTTTGGTGGTGGTGGTACAGATAGCACTACAGGCGCGAATGATTTATCAGGAACAATGAGTACAACGGCAGCATTAGGTAAGGTTTTTGGTCGCAATGGAATTGTGCCTTTTGCGAGTGGGGGTATTGTTTCCAAACCAACTCTGTTTAAATTTGCTGCAGGAACTGGCTTGATGGGAGAAGCTGGTCCTGAAGCAATCATGCCTTTACGTCGTGGTACTGATGGTCGTTTGGGTGTTACTGTTAGTGGCTC